TAAAAAAAATATAAAAAAATTTAAAAAAAAATCAAAAAAATAAAAAAATTTAAAAAAAAATCAAAAAAATTGAAGTATTTTTTACCAAATAAGTAAAAACTATTAAAATAAACAACACAATAAAATAACAACAACAAAAAAAATGTCTTTTAATTCATCCATCTCAATGAGCGCCTCCGTAGAACGCGGTCTTATCAAGTCTCATACTGAATTCGTCCACAAATGTCTAGGACATTTAAACGAAAAAGGTGTTCTCAAGTGTACTCTCGATGAGGCAATTGAAATGTTTGATTTCAATGCGATTTCCTTGGTATCAAAACGCGGCGATGATTCCAAGAAATCAAAACCTTCTGTTAAAAAAACTAAAAGCGGAGACAAATCCGATTTAATATCAAAATTGGTAGAGGAAGCAAGCAACGAACTATTCGGGGATCAACCGATTTCAGAAGACGGAAATGAAAGTGATTCTTCGGTCGCATCCACTCAAAGCAAAAAAGAAGCCAAGGAAGCAGCCAAACTCGCCAAAGCTGAGGAGAAAGAGGCGGCCAAACTCGCCAAAGCTGAGGAGAAAGAGGCGGCCAAACTCGCCAAAGCTGAGGAGAAAGAGGCGGCCAAGCTCGCCAAAGCTGAGGAGAAAGAGGCCGTCAAGCTCGCCAAAGCTCAGGAGAAAGAGGCCGCTAAGCTCGCCAAAGCTGAGGAGAAAGAGGCAGCCAAGCTCGCCAAAGCTCAGGAGAAAGAGGAAGCTAAGCTCGCCAAAGCTCAGGAGAAAGAGGAAGCTAAGCTCGCCAAAGCTCAGGAGAAAGAGGCCGCTAAGCTCGCCAAAGCTCAGGAGAAAGAGGCAGCTAAGCTCGCCAAGGTCAAAGCTAAAGCTGAGGAGAAAGAGGCCAAGAAGCTCGCAAAGGCTGAAGCCAAAGAAGCAGCGAAACTCGCCAAAGCTGAAGCCAAAGAAGCAGCGAAACTCGCCAAAAAGGCCACTAAACATGTCAAAGCAGAAACAGTGACAATTTCCCAAACAAGTGAATCAGACAACATTATGACTTGTTAAATGACGAATAATTGTAACCGTTAATTCAGTAAAAAATTTATAAAAAGATAAAAAATAAGTAAACGTATATAAAAATAAGCAATTTATATACGTTTACTTTTTTTATTATCATAAAAATTCATTATAATTCTTTTAATTATATAGCATGACTCCAATAAATTGAAGTACTTTTATTTTTTATATATTAAGTTATTAAACAATTATTAAAATGACATCTACAAATGAAACAACCTATACTTTATTTCAAAAATTTCAATCTGACCAAACATCTAGATTTTTAGATTTTCAAAAAAATCAATTCGAAGAATTTATGCTACGATATCCATCTGAAAAAACAACCACCGAAATCACCGATTTAAAACAAACTAAAAAGTCAAAAGAACCTGAGAAAACAAACGTCGAAATCACCGATTTAGAACAACCCGAAAAACCAAAGCTAAAACTAAAAAAGTTAAAAGCACCCAAAAAACCAAAAAGAGCGAGAACCGCGTATACTTTCTTCTCGCAAAAAGAAAACAAATCCATGAAAGAAAAAAATCCAACCGCAACATTCGGCGAACTTTCAAAATTAATTAGTGTTGCTTGGAAAAAAATGAATGTTGATGACAAACAACAATTTATTAAACTAGCAAAACAAGATAAAATCCGCGCAGATAAAGAAAAAGAAGAATGGGACAAAACTATTATTTACATGGCAAATAATTAATTATAATATCAACTATTGTATTGTAATAAAAAACACGAGATTGTATATCTAGAAAGCAATAAGGCAACTGTCTACGACATACCTTTTTTTTATTTAACCAATTAACGTGGTGAAGTTGACCCCCAAGGAAGACCCATGAAATGTCTAGCAGCAAGTATCGGATACCGTTCCAAAAATAATATATTTTGTTCATTTTCACGTTGTTTAATGGCATTAATATTAATCTCGACATCGGTATCAACGACAGTATATGAAATCATTTTGGATATTAGAAGTTGGTTTTTTTCAATTTCTAATATTCTTTGTGTTTCACGGTATTTCGACAAATGATCAGCAATAATATGAAAATATTCTTTTGGAACTGATTTTATTTCGTTTTGTAATGGAGAAATTGGGTATTTGGATGACATGTTGTTTTGTACCTATGAATAATTTAATTTATCAATTTAAACTTAGCTAAATTTTTTTTTTATAAGTTAAAGATTTTTTTTATAAAAATTGAAGTATTTTTTTAAATTTTTATAAACGCAAATAAAAACAAGTAAAACAATTAACATGCAATCCACAACAACAACCTCATCTACCATTAATACTTGGCAGCTATCATGGAATCATAAAAGTTATGAATCCGAAAAAAGAATGCTTGCCGCAGCCGCTTTGGAAAATGACAAGTATGTCACGCAATCGTGGGGGAGAAGCTCAACAAAAAACATATCCAAAATTAAAATGGGCGACACCATTTATATTTCATGTCGTTCAAAATGTATTGCGAAAGCAACCGTAACCAAAGAATTTTATCAAACAACACAAATCGAAGACGACCGCTTCTGTAAGCCAGAAACAGGAAAAAAAGAGCGGCACAAAAATCTTTGGTATTGTCAATTATATATTACGGAAATATACCTGGGCGAACACCAAAAAAAACTTCGCGGCAATCAAAACACATTTTGTAATCCATCAAACGCATTTTGGAAAAATAATTAAATAATAATATGACTTTCCATTTCGTCCTCATGTACAATAATAATATTCTCCATTTGTATTGTAACTGTATTTTTTTCTTTTTCCAATTTTTCCTCGTCTTTTATTTTGTATTCTGTTTTGTTTTCATAGCTTATTTTTTGTTTGTTTTCGATCATTCCCTCCAATTCTTTCATATACAAGTTATTCATTTTTTTATTATATTCAATACCGTGACTCATATACAAATTAAAAACTTCTTCTAATTTTTCCAATTCACCATCGCATAATTTGGATTTATGAATCATGGCTATTTTTTTTAGCGTAGAATAAAGTCTGTTATTTTGAATAGTTTGCCAGCAGCGCTGTTTTTCCATTACTTGTATTTCAGACCGCAACTTATCCAATTTAATAGATAATTTTTTTTTTCCTATGCTATCTATTTTACTATTTAAAATACTTAACTTTGTTTGTTTTTCGGAAAAATAATTGGTAAATATGTGTCTTTCCAAATCTGTTTTCAAATAAATACCATAATTATCCGTCAATTCAAGGAAAGACCATTCTTTGATATACTCGACTTTAGATTTGCCACAACATTTTAAACAAAATGGTAATTCGTCATCATCAAATTTTTTCTGTAAATGTTCTCGCAAGTGTGTTTTCATTGTTTTCCAAGTCAATGTTATAAAATAAATAAAAAAATATAAGGTCACTCCACCATTGCTTAAAATTAATAATACAATCAATACATCTTCAAAAAAACCCAGTTGATAACCCGAGTCAATTGTTCCAAAAAATAATCCCGTACTAAGTGTCATTACAAGTGATAATAAACTTATACTCTCCAATTTATTACAAATCAATCCGTAGCTCGTAATTGTGTCGTATGGTTTTAGAAATACATGTAAAAAAAAAGAAATCTGAACTAATAAACTTGCCCCTATTATTTGATATCTAGGGTGATTTCTTAAAAATACAGATAGCAAAATTAATCCCGCTTTTTTTCCCATAATAATAAATTCATAATACCATCTTTTCTCTCTGTATCCCAAATATAAAAAAGACAATGGTGTCGAACCGTCGTATCTATCCTGCATATCAAATAATCTATATCTGTATTTGTATAATAACCTAAAACCCATATACGGTATGCCTATCCCATAAACACCCAAAGCTATATAAGCAACTATTAAAAAAATATAGTGTTTTGAGGTATAGCATAATACACTCATATCTTTTATTAAATAGTAATTTTGCCCAATTTTTTCACAGTTCATAACTTCTAATGTTTTTTCCACAATAGTCGGCCAACTAAGAAATGTCCCCACAACAATCGCTGTTTTTTCCCATGCTATAAAAAATTGTAAACAATTGGGATGGGTTAATTTATATGTATTTCTCTCTTCTATCGTTTTAAATTTTTTTAATTTATTTGATTTACGCCTTGTGAATAACCATGATAATATAGAAATAACAATTGTTACCACAACAATATACAGTAAGGGTAATGTCAAATATACAATTAATTTATCATAATAAGACCATCCAATAACACAATCAGACGAATAAAAACTAACTCGTGGAGAAGAAAATTCTTTTGCCCTCTCAAATAAATAACGAATTAATGTGGGCCAATTAATTTGAAACGAACTAGCTAATGAAAATACCTGCGCGTAATTCATAAAAATTTTCACCACGCCATTTACCTCTTCTTTTTTATTGTTTGAAGGATTTGCGGTTTTTATTAAAAAAATAATAATCAAAATACAAACCACCGGAATCACTATTGTCAAACTTAACGTTCTTTCCATATTCTCGGGGCATTTCAAACAAACGCCGTCATCTTTCGACCAACCTTCTAAACATATATCGCATAGTGGTCCCGAATGTCCTTCGTGGCATATCTCGTCTGTATAATTTACTATTATACCTCCTTTACATGAAAAAATATTTCTACATTTGTAAATTTCAATAGTATTATTATTTTCTCTCCAATAATTTTTCTTTAAAATTATCGTTTGAATGGTGCTTTTCTTGTTACAAATAAATTCATTGGGACAATTTATACATGTATTATTTAATAAATAAGACCCTTTTATACATTCACATTTAGATTTATCCTTACTTGTTTCTTGGTTATTGTCACAATTATCGCAAACGATACTGGATTTTTTCCCAGCATATTTTCCTTGTTCGCACTCAATACAAGAAATGGTACCCATAATTGAAGAGTATTTTCCAATAGAACATTCTTCACACAATCTACTTCCTACATTTGAAAACTTTCCGGTTTCGCAATATAAACAATCATCTTCAGTATCAGCCCCTTTATATTTACTAAATTTGCCTGCTTCACATTCGATACATGTTTCAATATTCACAGCTTTTATCGTTTCGCTATATAACCCTTCTAAGCATTTCTTACATCGATCTTTATTTTGAGACCCATATTCGTTTTGCCACGTTCCAGCGGGACACGAAATACAACTTTCTAGAGATTTCGCACCCTCGAAATCAGAATACGTTCCTTGGGGGCATTTTAAACAATCTGTAAACTTATTTTCACCATCATTTAATGAATACTTTCCTTTTTCACATATTTCACATTTTACACTTTTTATATAAGAAAAATAACCAAAAGGACAGTCGGAGCATTTATCATTTCCATGATCTTTGTTAAACTTTCCAGCTTCACAGTTTTTACAACTATCGGATGAAATAGAAGCTGAATTTATATTGTATTTTCCGGGATAACACGGGTGGCAACTTACGTCACTTACCGCTCCAGAAATATTAGAAAACCTACCTTTTACACATGATATACAATCATTTTCGCTGGAGCCGCCTTCAAAATCTATATATTTTCCCATTGGACACAATTCACAATTCAATTGATAATTATCACTATATCTTCCTTTAAAACAAGTAAAACATTGAACGCCATTCGATATTCTACCTGAGGGACATTGTTCACATGTATCTACGTTCGCTTTAAACTTGCCTACATCACATATTTTACAAGTTATATTTGATACGGCGCCATCTATGATTCCAATTCTTCCTGACGGGCATTCTTCGCATTGATTTTGGTTAATTAATCCAGTATTTTGGCTATAAAACCCAATCAAACATAGCTTACAATCATCTGTATTAATAATACCAATGGTGTCACTATACTTTCCCTTAGGGCATTCCACACATTTTATTTTATTTTGTGTCCATTTTCCCATTTCACAAAAATTACACGATACCGAACCTTTTACACTAATTTTTCCTTTTTCACATTCTTTACAATTTTTCAAAGAACTTGATGGACTTATTATCGAAAACTTTCCTTCCGGACAAAGCAAACAATCGTATGACCCTGTATTTTCAGAGTATTGTCCAGCCAAACAATCTTGACAAAAAACGGTATTTACACCGTCACCATATTTTCCTCTTTCGCATTTATCGCACTTATGACTATAAATATGTGGTGAGGCATATCCTTTTTCGCATTTTTCACATACACCACCCACAACATCAGAAAATTCTCCGATTAAACATGTTTTACAAGAACTATGATATACACCCCTTCCTTTTGAACAACCATATAATTCAATTTCAATTATTTTTTTGACATTACTTCCACCATTACAAGGAACCAAATATATTTTTCCAATATCTAAATCTATATGGGAAATATTATACTTATTCAGGTATCTTAAATAATTATACTTTTTATTATTACTTGTAATATAATATGGTTCTTTAAATTTTTGATACGCTGTTAAATCCATGCTTAAATCTTTCATATCAATTCTTGCTATACCACTATATTCATATCGATTTGATATAATTGGATAGAGAAATCCCGTTTTATAATCAATTTCCATACCACTAATTACACCCCAATCAGTTGGAAATTTCAGAAAATCTACATTACAATTATCATTTAATTTTAATTTATTAAAATTAAAATCATATTGATATAACTCACTTGTTAAAGAACCAGAAACAATATAAATTTTCTGACTTTCTTGATTTATAGTAATAGATGAAATATGACTAATGCCGTCTAGTTTATAAACCTTTGTATTGTTGTTATTTAATGGTAGCGATGTATTAATTTCTAAAATTCTTGAATCTTCCCATCCAGTGTCTTCTACAAAATAAATCATTTTACTATTAAAACCAGTAAAACTATATTTTAAATCCTTAACATACCTGTCATATGTATTTGTCGTTCCCGAACCTGTCATTTCCGACATTTGAACTGTAATTTTTTTTTGATAACTATCCAGTAGTATAATATCTGGACTTGTTATATTTAATCTCCAAACACCTGTGGAGTATGTTCCAAATGATATCCATATACTATCTCCATCAATAACTATACTAGACGAAGGTGCGTGTATATATTTATAATCATAATACGAATTCTCTGAAAATTTTGGTATATTAGCTATATTTTTTAGCAATGTTCTGTCTATATAATTAAAATTTGTTGTGTTTATTCTTACAATAGAACTATCCAAATTATGAGATGACTCGCAATTATAATTATTGGAAGAAATATAATACAAAATATTAGAAATTTTATCGTATCCACAAGAAATAATATTATCGCCACCTGGTCCACCAATAGCATTTGGGTATTGTTGATTTTTCTGACCAATTAATAATGATCCAGAAAAATTATTGGTTTCTTTATTATATTTTAAAACTTCTACATTTTTGGTTGATCGTGTACATTTTTGTTGTTGATTAAGATAATTCACATTTGAAAATTGATATGTAGATGAAACTAAATATAAATTTCCACTATCGTCAGCTAAAGAACAACCGAAGGCAACTGACGGATACAAATTATTAGTATTTGAAAATGTGGTTGTTGGTATATCTGTATAATTAATATATGATTTATTGTTAAATAAATATGATGCATTTGAAAATGTTAAAAATAAAAATGCCCCTATAATTTTTAAAAATGACATTAAAACCAATATATAAATATAATTAAATTTATTTATATATTAATAAACGCAATAAAATGTATTTCTTTTTTATTTCTCTCCGTCTTCCAACAAAACACCTTTGATTTCTGTTGTTGAAGACAAAGATTTTTTAATTTGTTCATAATTTTTAATACATTCAACTTGCTCACCTCCACCCATCATTTCTTTAACCATTGAATGCCACTCACTTAACAAGCATTCGTTTTCAAGATATCCAGGATTTAATTTTTCCCACTGTTTTATTTGTTTTATTTGCTTAATAGTGATGTCTTGTATGGATTTATCAATCTTTTCATGGCACTTATCTTTTTCCCAAACATTTGAGTCTTTTACGTAAAATTGTAATCTTTTCTTATCTGAACAATGAATTGGTCTTTCGGTTGGCTTCATGTCCTTCAAATGTTTCACAAATATATTGCTAATACCATCTATATACCCATTTTCTTTTGTATAATCCAAATCTTGTAAGGAAACTCTCACATTTTCTACAAAATCCGTTAGATTCATGGCATCTTTACATTGTTCATTTAAAAACACGTTGATTGTCATCTTTTTATTATTACAATTTTGATAATTTATTACTTTTTTTTCTTTGGAAAGTTCCACCAATTTTTCCATTAAAACATTATTTTGCTGAAGAACTTTATTAAACATTTGGGCGGTAACGCTATTTGTACTTTCAAATTCGTCGTCATTACATATGGTTTGGATTTTCGTGACTTTTTTATATTTATTGTCCCTTGAGTATTCTAAGCATTTTTTCCTATGTTTTGATAACCCACTGCGAAACTTATATTTCTTACCACATTCACACACGAAGAATGGTGTGGGGTTTTTTATGTTATCCAACATGTTATCCATGTTATCCATTTTGTGTTTTGTAGTGGATAAATGACGAGAAAAATCTTTTTTGTTGTTAGAAGAGAAGTCACATTTTTCACAATAATATTTTTTGGGGTTTTTTTTGGGGTTTTTTTTCATCTATATATGGATAACAAAAAAAACCCCTAAATTGTTATTTTTTTTAGTAATTAGTGCCTTTTTTTAAGTCATGTAGTATGTTTTCCTAAATAAATTTGTTATTTTTTCACTACTCACTGTAGTAAAACGCAAAAGCAAAACAAGTAAAAAAATAATTCATTTCGTTTTTTTTCGATTTTGGACATTTCAAATGTCCAAAATCGATTTTTTTCGAAAAAGTTTTTTTTTTATTTGTTTTGTTGTTTTACGAACACTTTCTTTAGTTCCTTTTTTTAGGTTTGACTATATTTAACAAAATATTCTTCGTCTGTAATATTTTCGTAGGTTTTACTGATTTTTTCAAATATTTCGGATCGTGTGTTTCTTGTATTTTTAACATGCTTTGGAAAAAAATTGTCAATTACCAAAGGGGTATTTTTTATATTTGTTTTAAGAAATAATTTACCTGTTATTGGATTGGATATTATTTTTTTATACATTGCTTATGCTATAATATAATATTTTAAATTGAATATTGAATATTAAATATTATACTATGTTATATAGCATTTAATAATGACAACAACACCAATTCTTTCTCATGATTTAATGAACGCATTGGAAAATGAATCAAACGGGTCTATTATGGATCTAACAAATGGGAAAATAAAAGAATACAAAAATAATATTTTACAAAAATTACAGTTTACAAGAGAGAAATTAAAAGACACTCATAAAAAATTAAAACAATATAGATATGTTAGGGACATGAATGACCTAGAATATGGCTACTATATACGATGGATACCACTTAAAAATCCAGAAAAAATCAATCTTACAAATGGAGGACATATATGCTCCATTGAAATTATAAAAAATCAAATACAAATTAAATGCCGCAATAATTTAAATCGAATATTCCAAATTAAATTTGACGAATGTATTATATTTCAAAAGCTAACAGATCAAGAAAAAATAATTTTAGGAATTTTAGATCATCTTAACAAGTAAAATAAAATAAAACCACTAATAATTAACATAACTAAACAATAAGTCATCTTACGTTTGGTGAGGCCATCATCTAAATTATCGGTAACATATACAGATGCTTCATTTTGAAATGTGTTTTTTTTATCAATATCTACAACAATAATTTCAGGACGATCCATTTTTATACAAAAAAATAGTTGAAATTTAAAGTTCAATTTTCAATGAAATATATTTTATTCCTTTAGAGCATAATACCCTGATCCATGTGGTCCGGCACCTGTCGTTAGATATGTGAATCCCACTCTTTCTCCACAATACTCATCGCAAAGTTTAAAGTTTGCGTAATCAATGTATTTGGCATCATCACCTTCTAGATACCCCTGTAGTCCAGGCGTCATGATTGAAACGGTCTCATTGTCATCGTATTCGCAATCGTCCTTTTCCGACATTTCAGCGCTTTCTTTTTCCTCAGCCCAAGCCCAAAGATGCTCAATAACTTCTTTTTGTTCTTCGATAGTTTTCTGATTTTGTTTAATAGTTTCTTGCTGCTGTTGTAAAATTTTGTATACATATCCAAATTTATTATTAATTGATAAATTTATTTGTTGGTAAATCATACCATCACTTCCGCGCGGATTTTTACTAGATTTGAAGTTATGTATAGATTTAACTGTTGCTTGTAACTCAACGGAAAGCTCTCTCATAAGTTCGGTCGTTTTATTTTGTGTCAAGGAAGACATGGATATTATATGTTAATGGTTATTATAAAATAAGAAATTGTAAGTTCAATTTTTTTATATTTATATATATATGAGTAATTGGAATAACAAAAAATCAAATGACAAGAAAATTAAAAGTAGTTTAGCTTATTTTAATCTAAGACAACCATCTTTAAAAGATGAGTTTGGTGAAAGAATACCAGGCACGTCAAAATGGTTTTGGGAAGAAGAGGGGGAGGAGGAAGAAGAGGAGGAGGATGAAGAATATGATGATAGAAAAGCAATTGGTGAAGGAAAAACTATTCGACTTTCTAGTAGAAGAGCTGTAAAACCCGTAAGAAACGAAGATATAAGTTTAGGAGGTTGGGAAAGAGGGGGTGTACCTTACATGGGGCAGCTTTACAGAGTGCGAATTCCAGGACAGGGACCCCAACTTATAATCGGACCACATGGACCAGGAGGACCGGCGGCGGTAGCAGCCGCAAGATATAATCTCGACAGAGGTGTGTACGATCTCAACATGCGGGTATACGACGTCCCTTTCTTCCCCTCGTGGTCGCCTTGGAGAGAGAGATACCAGGAAGCCACGATGGGTAAAAATCCATTATCAGAACAAATAGCTGATGTTGGAAGAAAAAGAGCACATACATCAGAAATAGCAAAAAACATTGGAAGACAAAATAAAAATTTAAGAGCAAGAAGAAGAACTCAGCGAATGGGAGTTGCTAGTGAACGTACCAGAACTCCTACGTTTTTAACAGATCGAATAGCACAATTTGAAGAAACACCTGTGTCTGATTTAACAAAAACAGGCTTAGGAGCACAATCTCAAAGAAAATTCCATCATAGATATTATAGAAGACAAAAAGATGCCCATCATAATGGTGGTAAAAGAAAAAAAAATAATAAGAAAACTCATGAAAAAACTCGTAGAAAACCAATCAAAACTCGTAGAAAATCAATCAAAACTCGTAGAAAATCAATCAAAACTCGTAGAAAATCAATCAAAACTCGTAGAAAATTATAAAATTATAAAACAATAATAAATATGTCCAAAAGAATGTTTAAAAATACAAGAACAACATACGGTCCATCTGGGAAACAGTTGCGAAAATATATATTGCCAAACATATGTGTATATGATGTTTTACCTGTATTTATAGATGATATACTCTTAAAATATATACCCGATATTGAAGAAGGAGATACAAAATATGGATCATGGAAGTGTTTTGATATTTTTGGAATTGATTATAGAATTTATTGTGTTATTAGAAGAGAGATAAAACAATATAAAAAGGCAATTAATATTTTAAAATTGAAATTTATTCCTTTATGGTTGGAAAATGCGTATAAGCTTGATGGTTGTATGTATAATATTTTAGCAAAACAAACTTTAGTAGGGAAATAATAACCTATTATTTTTTTGGTAATATTTATTTTATTTAATTTTATTAAAATAAATATGAAAATGATTTTAGCGCATCGAGGTATTATTAAAAATAATTATAAAGAAAATTCCATAGAATCGCTTTGTGAGATTTTTAAATATTCTCTAAATAAATTTAAATTGGGCGTTGAATTAGATATTAACATGTCAAAAGATAATAAAATTTTTATTTTTCATGATAGTGAAATCAACACTATAAAACTACATACTTTAACATTTCGAGAAATACAGAATTTAGATAAAAATATATTTTTATTAACTGATCTTTTAAACCAATTTGACAATAAAAACTATATTTTAGACATTGAAATAAAAAAATATCCCGAAAATAAAAAGAAATACTGTAACACGATAATAAATATTATTAAAAAATACAATAATTTACAATATTTTTTTAGTTCATTTGACAGTGAAATATGCGATATTATAAATAAAATAAATACTAAAAAATGTTATAAATTATCACATGACAAAAATGAACCAGGTGAAATTGTTCATTATTTAAATATTGATAAAACGACAAAGGGGGTATATACTTTGTTTGACAAAAATTTTACAAACGAAAATTTAAAAAATATTGAAAATATTGATATTTTAATTACCGATGATATGGAAAAGTTGATAAAATATATGAAATAATTTATTATAACTCACAATATAAATGAAAAAAGATTAAATTTTACTTTAAAAAAAAATTAGCTTAAAATTAATTTTTTTTTTATATATAATATGGACGGATTTGTTATCAGAAGAAATATAAAAACACAAAAAATTATTGAAAAACGAGAACCTGAAATAAAAAATGTAACTATATCAAACAACGATGAAATAACAGTTTACACGGATGGTGCCTGCTCTAACAATGGAAAGTCCGATGCCCGCGCTGGGTTCGGCGTATGGTTTGGAAAACGAGATCCCAGAAATTGTTACGAATCTTTCACCGGCATTCAAACTAATAATAGGGCTGAGCTACTAGCAATTGTCAAAGCATTGAGCATTTTAAGGGATGAATTAGACAATGGGATACTGGTTAATATTTATAGCGATTCATCGTACGCAATAAGATGTTGTACGACTTACGGAAAAAAATGTGAACAAAAAGGGTGGAAAAATCCAAATGATAAAAAAAAACCAATTCCTAATCTAGAGATAGTTAAGGCGGCATATTTATTTTGTAAACAATATGACAATATAAAATTTACACATATAAAAGCCCACACGGGTTTAAGAGATAAACATTCAGTGGGCAATGAAAATGCCGATAGATTGGCAAATTTAGCGATAGGAGTTGAAAGTTGTCCTTATCAAGATAAAAAAATAAAAAAAATTTATTTAAATATCCCTTACAATGAAAAAGATGAAGGCAAAAAAATGGGGGCAAAATGGGATAAAAGTAAAAAAAGGTGGTATATTGAACCAACAAACAGATTTAAATTACAAATGATGGGTCGCTGGGGTTTATAAAATCCTTCTCAACAAAACCAACAAATCAACCAACAAAAAATTGAATTATATTTAACAATTAAACTATTAATTAAATATAATTTTAACTATTCTATTAAAACGAGTAACCATGACAACTAAACCTATCCAGCAACTTTTCACGGATTTTTTAAAAATGCCGTATTTTAAAAATTATGCGGCGGCTTCAGGAATGGTTCATAACTTCGCGAAACACGAAGAAGCCATCGCCTCGGTTATGGAAAAACATGGATATGCTAAATATAACCCACAAAAAAAACTTCATAAAAAAGATTTTGTAAATAAAAACACCAATTTTCTCTCTGACATGCCCTCAAAATCCTTCATTGAACAACCCTTTGGAACGCATTCATCGCCTGATTTCTTTATTAAAACCGAAACCAATAATATTATACCTTTAGAAGCAAAATCATCAGAAACCTCGTCGCATCCAACATATAATTCTGGAGGCGTAAAACAAGGTTATTACTATATATTTTGTAGTAAAAAAACAAATTCAACAACCGTTTACAGGGGTGAAGATATAATTACAGAAGAACAGCAAAATTTAATTAATGAATATATTAAAGAAGAAAAAAATAGAGCGGCGATTTTAAACAATCAACTAAAAACAATTGATATTCATTCAAGAGGCGTTTCATTTTATCCTAGACCGATGATATGTCAAAGCGGCGGTGCTGCTTTTACAAATTACTTTACACACCAAAATAAAAGACGTGACGAAAATAGAGCAATTGAATCATTATTGTAAATAAAAAAATATAAAAAAATAAACACATATTAAAATATAATGGAATATTCGGAATATATCAAAGATCTCACATCAAAACAAGTATCGGAACGAGCAATGAAAACTCGTTGTTTAGATTGTCAACAAACAGAAGCGTATTTGTCAGATAGCGTGTATTACGGAGATGGAGATTGTAGCGTTGAAGATTTAATAGAATTTAGAAAACATGGATTTATGAAAATGGAAAATGTAAAATGCCCTTGTTTTATACCTCAAAAATAGGTAAAATATGATTTAGTTCAGTAGTATTAATGGCATTATTTCCAAAATATAATTTTATAAATTGTTCTGTTTTTTTGTTACATAATGATTTCATAATAATTTTGTATTTTTCGCGAAGGGTGTTTTGTTCATTTCCTTCTTTGCCAATATACTTTATTACAATTAAATGATTTTCTATTAAATAATCAAAACCAACGTCAATCAAACAATATTCAAATGAATAATTTCCCATGCCATACCCCCTATTAACAACTAAAATTATATCTTTAGAGCCCGTTTTCGGAATAAAATTTTTCTTAGATAAATTTTTATATTTTTTAAAGTTTAGTTTTTTATCGGAAATATCAGAACTGTATATAAGCCGTGTTTGCGTTTCATCATCGGTTAATATATTTTTATGCTGGTTCCATACAACTGTTCCCACATTTACTTGAAAATCCATTTCTGATAAAGATGTTGAATTATTATAAAGTTTATTTATTTTTTTTATAGTATCTGGTATACCAAAAATTAAATATTCGTTTTTTTTTAAAATAAAATTATTATTTTCTTTGTGAATAATACCATTGCCTTTTTTCTGAATAATTAAAACAATTGTTTCTTGTTTTGTTTCCAAATAAATATCATTGCTACAGTCAACGATATTTAAAATCTTACAATTATCATTTATGAAAACACGCGTTTTGTCATAGTATAAACAGTTTAAGAAATTCTTAGGCAATACAAAGGCTAATATACCATTTTTCCTTAATAAATTTAAAGATTTAATCATAAACAAAATGAAAATATTCGGTCTGCCTGTAAAATAAGGATAGTATTCTTTATCTGTATCGCCTTTTTTCATTACGAAATAAGGAGGGTTACCTATAATACAATCAAACTTTTTTTCGGTTTCATAAGCAAGAAAATCCTCATTTAACAAAGAACATTTTTTAGAAAATGTTTGATTAATAGTATCGTAAATCAGTTTATTTTTTTCAATAGCGGTGATATTCAAGTTTAAATTTAATTTAAGCAACTCTGTGATGAATTCACACGAACCACAAGACGGTTCGAGGATAGAATTATTTACTTTGATATACGGTTTAATAAATTGTATAATTGATTTAACTATGCTATTGGGGGTAAAGAATATACCTTGTTTTTTTTTATCTTTTTTTTCTAATATTTTGGTTAGATTTAAAGATATTTCGCTGTAGTTTCTTTTTTTCATTATGCTGTTAAAATGTAGTTAGTTACTTTTATATCAAATTTATCAATTTTTTATATGATAGAACTTTCACATACTATTTAACAAATAAATTTCACATACTATTTTACAAATAAATTTCACATACTATTTTTATAAAATATTGTATATATATATACAAATGGTTAAAACAAAAACACTAAAAAATCATATAAAAAAGAAAAATAAAACCAATAAAAGTAGGAAAAAAAGATGGACAAAAATTAAAAATAAAAATAAATTAGTTAAAACATTTGGGAATGATATTAAATCTATCAAATATAAGTATAAAAATAAATGGTTTATAAAGCATTTATCGTCAGATACAGAAAATATTAAATATATAAATAATAAATTTAGCAATAAATTAATTGAACAATTAGACACTTTTCAATTTAAAAAAATCTTATTATTCTCTCAATTCTTTAATCAACAATCTTGTCAAACTTTTTGTGCGAGTGCGGCAATAGTAATTTTATTAAATATTATCAATAGAAACGGTAAATTAGTATTAAAATTTCCATATTTAATGGAAAACAAGTTTTTACCGTATCCAATTATAACACAGAGATCATTATATAATATTATATCTCAGACAGAGGCCATAGGGACGTACAAAGGTTTAACTTTAAGTGATGTTAAGAATATTTTTGACATATTACATATTTCTTCAAAAGTAATTTATCCACCGGATCGATTTAATAATAATTTTATAGAAACAATTTTTACACATGTTAACAAAAAAAATACATATGCGTTATTAAATTATGGTTGCGCATGGAAAAAAAAAATAAATTCGAATGATAATATTTCTTGTAAAAAAGGAAGACAAGAAGCATTTGAATTTGTCGAAAATAGAGATGCTATATTTTGGAAAAAAAACCAATTTCCGTATAGATTAAAACCGCGAGGTGGGCATTTTGTACCAATAGCGACAGCTGTAAAGTATAAAAATCAATATTGGTTTTTAATTATAGAGGTGGCCAATTTTAAATATAACTGGTTTTGGATAAATGAAAAAGGGTTATATGATACAATGTCTACTATTGATAATTCAACTCATAAAACACGAGGTTTAATAATAATTCAAGATAATTGATTATTTTAATTTCTAATTATTTATCTTTTACACCTTAGATTTTTGGAGTTAGATTTTTTGGATTTAGATTTTTTGGATTTTTAACAAATAAATATGCTATCGCGGCTCCGCCAGCAGCCGCCCATATTGTAATGTAGTTTTTTGCTAGCTCAAACTGAACATAATTAGCGAATTGGCATACTGGAGAACCAAGTGACAGAATAGTGGATAATGGTCCATACCATACCCATGGCGCACAATAATGTGCGTAAAATTGTACGATTGCCCAATGTACGGAAGCGATGGATAAGATGAGTCCGATAAATTTCAAGACACTTATCATTAGTGGATTTGTTATTTTCATCATTTTAATATTAAGTTGCGTTTGTTATATGATTAAATATTTTTAATTTATTTTACTTCAATTTATTTTTATTAAATTGATTTTTATATATTAAAATTAAAATTACACAATAACTAATGTGTAATTTTATTTTAATAGATGGTAGCTATTTTGTATTTTATCGGTTTTTTGCGGTTAAACAATGGTTTAAATTAAGTCATCCTGAGGAAAAAACTGAAACTGATGGATTACATCCTGATTTCATTGATAAATTTAAAACAACTTTCGATATCAAACTAAAAGAGATATCGAAAAAGCTCAATATTAAAAACCCCATTATTTTAGTAGGGAAAGACTGTCCTAAAAAAGAAATTTGGAGAATGAAAATTCATCCCACATACAAAGAAAATAGAGTATATGACAATACATTTCTAGGGGGTAATTTTTTCAAAATGACATACAAAGAAGATTTATTTTTAAAAGGAGGAGTAAAAGAAATACTATCATGTGATAATTTGGAAGCCGATGATTGCTTGGCTTTAACCACAAAACACATTCAAAAAAAATTTCCAGAATCCAATATATGGATTATTACAAGTGATATGGATTATTTACAATTGGCCAATGATAAAGTAAAATTATTTAATTTAAAGTTTAAAGATTTAACCGACAGTAAAAACAGTTATAAAAATGCCGAAAAAGATTTGTTTTGTAAAATCGTAGCGGGCGATAAGAGTGATTGTATTGCGTCTCCCTTTAAAAAATGTGGCATAAAAACCGCTGAAAAATATTATAATAACAGAACGTTGTTTGAAGAAAAACTCAAAAAAGAAAACGCTTATGAAAAATTTAGATTAAATAAAACTCTTATTGATTTTAACGAAATACCAACCGATTTAGTAGAAAAATTTAATAATAAATATGGTTTTAATTAAAAATAAATATAATATTATAATATAAGATGTCTGAATATACAAAACCATCCTGTAAAAAAAATTCTATTTTGGTAAAGTCTAGATGTGAATGTAAGACGGAAAAGAAAAAAAAAGCAAAAACAAAATCGAAAACACTTAAAAAAACAATAAAAAAAACAAATAAAAAAACCAAAGACACATATCAAGAGCATTGGGCTCTTGTCCGTGGTCAATATTCAACAAACCTGCCAAGTGACTCCCAATTAAAAGTTCGTAGAAAAAGAATTGATGAAGTATATCAATTATATGAAAAAATAAAAAAATTAGATAAAAAAATCCCTCATCCAAAAAACTGGCGTTACCCACCGGAATATTGTTATAATGTTCAGTTACAAAATATGGTAAAAGATTTAAAAAAAGAATTAAAGGGATTGGTTAGTGGAAAAGATAAAACACAGTTTAATATTTTTGTGTAAAATTTTAACCAAATGTAGATTCGCCACCGTATCCAATGTAAAGAAACCCATCGTCATCTTTGTACATTTTATAAATTACCCCTAAAACTGAGGATGTTGCTGGAATAACTTTATTATCTACAAATAAGTAAATAGATTTTTCAGGGGATATTTTAATTCTTTTACGTATAACATACATAAAATTTGCGATAGATAAATCATCAGGGCACAAGTATTTGCTCCTATCAATATCTGGGATTTCAGTAGTTAATCTTTCGCAAATAATAGGTATTCTATCGGGGTATTTTTCTAATATATTTTTTGATTCTTCAAATCGTTTTTCAAATGAGTGCTTGATTTTAAAGTTTTTTTCCAATATTATTTTATTTTCTTTTTTATTTTTAAAATAACGTTTTGTATTCGATAATATAGTATCCATTATATATATTATATTATTATTAATTTTTCTATATATTTATAATCTAAAATTTATTTTTATAAGACAACATTAAAACATAATATTTTTTCTTTTTATATATATATATGGCTCAAAATATATTATCTAATATTAGTAGCTTAGTTTTTAGGTTTCATCGTAGACAACCTTTAGCAGTTGTGAGAAATGAAGATAATAACCACATATTTACACCAAATGAAATTAATCAACTGGGTTTAAATTTACAAAACTTACAAAATATTACTACGGGTGTTTTTGAATTAGGACGTCCTGGTGGAGGCTTCGCTGGAGCGGGAGGTGTTTGTCCAGAAGCGGGTAATTCTAGACAGTTATCGGTACGAAATAATTGTTTGGATTGTGTAAAGAAAAATTTTTTGGACTGCGTATTTAATCACGGACCTCCTGTGCGTCGGAATATATATAGAACTTTATTAGGAGCGGGAAATCCGACAGGTGTGAATTCACAATACAACCCTGCAAGAAATGATATTTTTATAGATTGTCCTAGTTGGCAAAATATCCCAGAACTTTTAAATATAAGCCAGCGAATTGTGGCAACTGACAACGATCAAGATAATCCTTGGATAGTCGATTGTCATTTTCATGTATTTTTACCAGATCTAGCGGGTATCGTTCGTGTAGGACAAAGTAATAAGGTAGAGTTAACTTTGCGTTTTAGAAGAGATGGTGCAAAAATACGCCTTAGAGAAATGGCCGAACGTAAGAAAATAAAAAGCGACGCAGGGGAAAGTAAGGAAAAAGACGACACTGCTAGTGGGACAGAGACTTTATCGTGGCGTAACGCACCACCAAAGGGTTATAAACAACAGAACAAAAGAACAGGGAGAAGACAAGGAAACAGAAGAAGGTGGGGTGGAAAAAAAACAAGAAAAAATAAATCTAGACAATCAATGAAAAAAAAATCTAGAAAATCAAGAAAATCAATGAAAAAAAAATCTAGAAAATCAAGAAAATCAATGAAAAAAAAAATCTAGAAATCAATGAAAAAAATATAAATAAACGAAACTTTTCATAAATTTAGTTAAATATTATTACCAACTATAAATTTACATTAAATTTAGAAAACTAAAAATTTAATGTAATTTAGCATAAAATATATAATGTAATAATATAATAATGAATAAAAACCAGCAAATAAATAATATTATTAAGCAACTTCGTAATATTATTAATAATGAAGATGTAAATGAAAAAACAAAATACAAAGCATCATGTAAAGAGGTTAACTCAGATTGTAAAACTCCAAAATATCAGAATATTGATTTAAACCGTTACCAAAAAATAAATAATACTGTTTCTCAGTATACATCATTCGATTTTAAGACAAATTATGGTGTTGGTAATATAAAAAATTTATTTAATCATATTTCAACTATACTAATAAGTCAACAAGAAACAATAAATAAATTGGAACAATCATTAAGAGAAATAAATAAAAAGCTACCAGAAGAAATAAATAAAAATCCACAGGTAACATTATTAGAAGAAGAAGTATTTGAAAATAAACAAACATGTAACAACCCGTTCGACGATGTGTAATAAATTTATATAATAATATAAAATGTTAAAATTGGATATTTAATATTTTATTAGTTTAGACGTTTCTATTTAATTTTAGTGTGATTATTTATTTTTTAATATATAAATAATATATAATGCCTGCTCTAACTCATGGAAGAGTAATAAACGGGTTTAATTCCTTACCCAGAAGCATATCATCGGAAACGGGTTCTGATGGAAAACACCAGTCTTGTTGTGGGAAACCCATTCAGCGTTTAAAATCTCGGTCAACAGGTAAGTCATCATTATTGAGAGTATCGAGTCAAAAGAGCAATAAAAAATACGCTTCGAATGTTATTATCGGTCGTTCTTACGCAGCAAAAAGAGCAATCTCTAGAAGAGTAATTAACAAAAAACCTATCCGTAATTCAACCGGTGAGAAAATTGGTTGGAAGATTTGCTGTAAAACAATTAAATAATATATACATATATTATAAAATGCCAACAGTATATTCTACATCCCTAGCTCATGATGAGATTGTTGCCGCTCAAATGTGTTTAGACACAACCAGTATTAGTCTAGAAGAACCACATGTTATTGATATTATTAGTGATTTGGACCCCTTCAGTATTAATACCGGTAACTGCGTCAAAATCACCCCATCAGATTTTGAAAAAATGTTTTACGGGAAAAATGTTTCGAGTTCAGCTGCCGCCGTTCCCTTTGATCAAAGTTTTTCTCTTATCGGTACTGGTCAAACAGCAGTAAATTATTACCAGCTGGATGCTAGTGCTAACAATGATATTAATGTCCCTGATGACACGCAGTATTCAATTATGAACGGAAATGGAGAACCTACCAACCAAACGGTTAGTTTAGTAAAACCTGTCACAGATTTCTGGGTAAAAGATACTGGTCACAGCGTTGACTGTTGGTCAACATGTTCTTACATGTCAATTCAGAAGGAAATCGAAGCAACACATAATCTTCAAAACCTTGACTGTAATATATGCTGTTCACTTTGCTATGGTGAATTACTTGGTCTTTTAGACTCTAAATATCCTTTAGACGATGGAACGAAACGAACACGAGTTGTGACTGGTGACAAAGTTGGTATCCGTATTCTTTACAAAAATGCGTTTGAAGGAACTAAGAATGTTGAAGTTAGAATCCACTATCAAATTATCAATCGAACCACTCGAATTAGTGTTATCGACGGTTACATATCAGGTGCGACTGTATTTAGGGATTTGAATAATGACGGGGTATTGAATGTAAATGAACCCAGAGGTGTAACTAATGAAAATGGTGTTGCAATTATTGAAGGTGATACAGGTATAGGCTCACTCAGATCGTTTGGCGGTGTCAACATTGATACTGGTGAACCATTCACCGCAATCATGAAAGCACCGGAGAACGCTACTTCTATAACACCCCTTACAACTATTGTCTGTGATTTAATGACGGGAAACGGGTATGATGAAATTACCGCGGAACAGATGGTTAAAGAAGCTTTCGGATTATTAGACGAAGACAGTCTAATAACACTTGATCCAATCGCAACCAATAACATGCCTGTATCTAAGGCAGGTATTCAAGTAGCAAGTTTGTTACAAGGTGTTGGTGGCGGTGAAGCTGGTACTACTGTTGGAGAAGCTCTTGCTAATAAAATTGTAGTAAACTCCTCTTCCTCTTCCCCATCTAGTACAATTAATATTAATGACAAAATCACTCTGGTTGATATAATTGAATGTGCAATTGTTGCCGACCCGACCGCCATGACCGGTGTTAATTCAGATGCGGTTGCCGGTTGCTCGGAGGTTAAAAACAATCTTATTGAAACAGCTACTACAATTTCTGATATACAGACCATTGAGAATAAAGAAGCCGAAATAATGGCAGACGATTCTAAAATTGATACGGTTGATATGTTGAAAATAAAATTGTGTAAAGTATCAGCTCAACCACAAGGTGGAACAGTTGAACTGCATAATAATATTACTGTGAATGGTGAATTAAATATTCCAAAAAATGTTAATTTAATACTGAAAAATAATGTTGTTTTAACTGTAAACGAAATAGAATGAAACTAATTATATGTTAAAGTAAAACAAATAATTAAGTAATTTAACATTAAAGTTAATAACATTTATCGAATTTGTTTTGGTGAAATCCAGCTTGGATTAAGCCAATCGACTCTGGCGACACACCGCTATCACTCGAGAAATGGTTTAAGCACGCCCCCGTCGCTAACTTCACGTGACAACCCGTGGAAGTTACATTAACCAGGGAGCCAAACAATGAAATAGGTATGAGTGTTAAACTTAATGGCGAAAATCTTAGGTTTAACGCTTTAACACATCTTCGATACCGGTTCGGTAAATTATAATAATTTCCGCATTCAGATTCAGGGTCGAACGTGTGGTGTTACCATGGTTTTATATCTGGATGATATTACGTTATAGATTCAAAAATAAATTATTATAAATAATAATTTATTTTTATATATTATATAATGGATGAAAAACAGCAAATACATGATATTATTAATCAACTTCATGATATTATTAACATTAAATATATAAAAAAACAAAATACAAAGCCATCATGTAAAGAGGTTAAACTCAGTTTGTAAAACTCCAAAATACCATAATATCGATTTTAAACATTACCAAAAAATAAATAATACTGTTTCTCAGTATACATCATTCGATTTTAAGACAAATTATGGTGTTGGTAATATAAAAAATTTATTTAATCATATTTCAACTATACTAATAAGTCAACAAGAAACAATAAATAAATTAGAACAATCAATAAGAGAAATAAATAAAAAACTACCAGAAGAAATAAAAATCCACAGGTAAAATTATTAGAAGAAGAAGTATTTGAAAATAAAAAAATACATAATAATCCGTTTGATGATATTTAATACATATAACTAAAAATACGTTAAATAAAATATATTTTTTATAATAAAATATATTAATGTCAATTAATATATTTTATTTCGGCGGAAAAAATTTTGGAGATGCTGTTAACAAGATTTTTTGGGAAAAACTAACAAATAAAAAAACATTTTTTGATAATAAAAAAAATTATTATATGACAACTGGAAGTATTATGAATTTAGTAACAGAAAAATCAATTATTTTAGGAACAGGTTTTATATCGCAAAATAGCGATTTGGGCGGGTGTCAACCATTTTATACGGGAAGTAATAAACTATATTGTAAACCATTAAAAATAGTTAGTGTTCGTGGCCCTTTAACCAAGCAAAAATTATTAAAATTAAATTTAAATTGTCCATCTGTTTTTGGTGACCCATTGATATTATTTCCATGTATATATACCAAAAAAAAAGCAATAAAAAAAAATATTGTTGGTATAATACCGCATTATATCGATAAAAATAACAAAAATGTAATGTCGTTAAAAAAAAATCTAGAGCGACAAAACTTCAACGTTAAAATGATTGATATTGAAGTGGGTAATAATTATCAAAAATTAATAGATGAAATAAACGACTGTCAATATATAATATCTTCATCATTACACGGAATTATAATGGGTATAGTGTATAAAAAAAAAACTGTATATTGTAAATTTAGCAATAACGTAGTTGGAAAATATTTTAAATTTCGAGACTTTTTTAGTTCAATTAATTATAATCATAATTTTAACACATCTGGAATTTTCACAGCAAATATTTTAAAATATCATATAAGATTAAAATATTCTAATTTAATTAATATGTCTGTTAAATTAATAAACACAATACCTTTTATTGAAGAAAATAGGAAAAAAGAATTAATTCGACTTTATAATAATTTTTATAATTAAATTTCATCTTAAATAATAAAGAAGAATCAAACTTGGGACAAAGACCATAATTCGGGTAAATTTTGTAATATAGTTTTAAATGAAATCGTAAATAATAAAAATATAGCAGAAGAAAAAACCACTTGTCTGTGAAAATCTGTACATATTGTTTTTTTCCAGGGATTAAAAAATAAAAGTAAAATAACAACGACTAATATCTTCATAATTTCATCAATTAAATTTAAATATTTGGGAGCCGCTGACCATACACCTAAAATTGTTAAAATATAAAAAACCCAAAATAAATTTTTAACTATTGTAAAAACATTTTCCAAAGTTTTTTCGTTTTTCATTGTACTATGATTCTATTTTTTTTCCAGTTCCATGACATAACTCACATTCGGTATAAAGTCCATTTTTAAAACTATTTTCGCATTTATAACAAAAATGTGTTCCATCGCAACCACAACTCTTTGCTTCGGATTTTTTAATTAAGCCACATCCATTACATTTTTCACAACTAAATCTTCTAAAAATAAAATTAATTAAACCATTCATATAACTATTAAAAATATTTTTTTAAACAGAAATATTTTTAATTAAATTGTCACTTTCCCTTATATTGTTATTTTTTCCCTTATATTGTCATTTTTTCCCTTAGATTTTTAAATTTTTTGGCTCGTATTTTACATTATTATTCTTATTATTTTTGCCGTATATTTTAAGTGTTCTCGCGCTAGCGTCATCGGCATCCACGAATTTAGGCATCCATTTATATGGAACTGAATTAAATGATCCATAAAACTGTTTATAAATACTATCATAATATTTTGTTTCGGCATTTTTTTTTGATAAAGTAGGATATTGAATTTGGGCAAAGTCTTGAATAGTTTCAAACCAAGACTTTTTTTGGGAACTGACGCCATCGCTAAAAGCTTCTTTTGTTCTCCATAATACCTCATCAGGTATAATATTCATATCCGCAAATGTTTCCCTCAGTAAATATTTTTCACATTTTTGTTGAGCCGCATGATCTCTAATTTCAGCTGGAATGGATAAATAAGTTTGAACAAAACCTCGATCCAAGAATGGTGTTCTGGCTTCTAGTCCGTGACTAGCAATACACCTATCCGATCTCAATACATCAAACAAATAAATATCGGATAATAACCGCCTACACTCTTTATCGAAATCAATCGAGTCTGGTGCCGCGTGAAAATACAAATATCCTCCCGTTAATTCATCGCTTCCATCGCCGTTAAAAATGACCTTTGCTTTGCTTTGTGCCTTTATATATTTAGCAATTAACCAATTTCCAACACTTGCTCTGATCGTAGTTGTATCATTACTTTCAATGGTATAAATAACTTCTTCAATGCTGTCTAAAAATTCCTTCTCCGAAAGTTCAATAGAATGATGCGTTGTTCCTAAATATCCCGCTACCTTTCTAGCATATTCTAAATCTTCAGATCCCGACATGCCAATACTCCATGTGTGTATTGTGGATGGATGTCGATTGTATTTTAATTTACAAATTCTCACAACTAATCCTGTTATTAAGCTGCTATCCAGTCCACCCGATAACAAACACGCTATCTCTCTATCTGTATTTTCCACCCGTTTAGTAACAGCTTGAATAAGTGAATCTCTAATCATTTCTTTATAATTTGTTGAACTTGAAGTGGGAAAGCTATTACATTTTGAAAAGCATTTTGTTTTGATTTCAGTTATATCCTCGTCAAGCGAAAATGAGAGATAATGTCCTGGGGGGAACTGTGTTTTAACAAATTCAATATCGCTTGAATTTTTTTTGAAATCTAAATTTTCTTGGTATTCGCAAATCTTAACCAGTTGTTTAAATTCAGAAGCAAAATAAATGTTACTTTTTTGATTAAAAGAATTATTTAACACCCGTTCATTGCTTTGTTTATAACACATAAATAAGGGCCTTACGCCAAATGTATCCCTTCCAACAATAATATCATTTTTATCATGATCGTAAATGACAAAAGCAAACACCCCATCTAACATTTGAAGAGTTTGCTCAATGCCGTATTTTTTATATAAATTTAAAATAATCTCACAGTCAGAACCGGTTGTACACTTTGTTTTAGAAATTTTCTCTAAATGTTTCCAATTATAAATTTCACCATTACATATCAAAGTACAATTATGTTTTTTTATTGGTTGTTCAGAACTTTTATTACCATACCCATTAATGGCTAGACGATGAAACCCCAAATAATTATTATCAATCTTTAATAATGTTTGGCTTTCGGGCCCTCTATTTGTCCCCAACATGAAACTATCATTTATTATGTCATGATATTCATCATCACCAAATTTTTTTCCCTCTTTCATGCCATATAGTTTGTTTTCTTCAACTGACGTATTTTTATTAACGATTGCGAAAATACCACACATATTATTCGATATAAATAAATAAAATCGTAAAATCTTTAGGTATTTTAATTTTATCATATATGTATATAAATGGAAGGAGTTGTAAAAGGAGCCTTTTTATGCCATAATGAAAGAACATCTGAACTAAGTAAAAAAATGTATGAAAGAAATATACCATCAACACAGTTAAATATTTCATATAATCCTCGTCCCGTTCCGACACGTTTTATACACATGCCAACAGCGGATTATCGAAAACCAACAAATACCCCTTGTACTAAATTTCAAACATTTAATACACGAAATAATTTTGCCCCCGGATCTTCATTGCCTTTTGAAGGATATCAAAGCAACGTGGATACTGAATCTGTTTTGCGTGATATTATTTTCCCTTTACAAAAAAATACACAAAGTAAATTTATACCCGGTACAAATAGCGATTTATTTAACGCTTCGTATTTAACACAAACAAATCGACCTGTTAATATGTCATCAACGTTATTATTTTCGGAACATCAATTTGAAACATTTAATCCAAATACTCATAATTTAGGACAAAACACATTCAATAACGCAACTAGAACTCAATTAAAAAATCTTTAACTAAAAAATCTTAACTAAATTTAAAAAAAATATTAAATTAATTATCTAAAACAATTTAAATAATTAATAATAATGGGTGTTATAAATGTCTAATTTAAGTTATCGTATTTGCGCTGTATTTTCTTTAAAAGACCAACAAAGTAAAAACACGTTTATTGATTGGTGTAATGGTGAAAACGGACTTACTGTTACTAGAAACTGGTCCGGTTGTAAATCATTAGAAATGTTTGAATCTAGGGAAAATCCAAATAAAGTTATTATTTGGCAAGATTGGGAGAGTAAAGAAACTCAAGAAAGTTATATTAAACATCGACACGAAGATGGGACTTTTGATTTATTAACACCATTAATGAGTAGTCCTCCAGATATTAATCCAATAAAACAAATGATAATGAAAACCGACGAAGAGCAAGTTAAAGAGGTCATCCGAGATATGTGTAATAAAGATCATAAAGTCGGCATGAATCATATGTCAAAAGAATGTCTTTTTATTCGACCAACAGGAAACCCACTCAGTATGGATCAATGGAACTCTATGATGAATAACCCAGATGTAAACGTGGAGTCCAATGATCTTGTAAGTATAAACAAAATGGAAATTCACGGAAATATGGCTTACGTAGTTTATACGACTCACGGAAAATTTAATTATAAGGGAACTAAAAACGATGATATTGCTGTTTTGACAAGCGTTCTTAACAAAGTTGATGGCAAATGGACTGTTATTCACGGGCAACGTTCAACGGGAAGAAGCCCGAGCGAACCATTGCCTTGTTTCGAATAATTTAATAAATAAATTTAATAAATAAATTTAATAAATAAATTTAAGAAAAGTATATATAATAATTGTATATAATGTTCTCTAAAAAAATATACTCTAAATTATCTTCTAGCTTTTTTAAACCGCGTTTTCTTAGTTCTGCGTGTGACCAGTTAAAACTAAATAGTTTGGGAATAAATAACCCAAAAGTAATACACCATAATCTTTCTTATCCTGAATTACTCGAACATGAACAAAAAAATAAAGAAGGCACGCTAATGAAATGTAAATATGGTGATACTTTTGCTATTGATACTGGAAAATTTACTGGAAGATCGCCAAAAGATAAATGGATTGTTAAACAAATCGACTCCGAATCAAATTCTAATATCTGGTGGGGAAACGTAAACAAACCTATTAGCTCGGAAATATTTGACGACCTATATGATAAATCGGTAAACCACTTTAATAGTTTAGAAGAGTGTTACGTTTTTGATGGATATTGTGGTGCTAGTTTACAAAGTCAAAAAAAGGTTCGATTTGTACATGAATTAGCATGGCAGCAGCATTTTGTTTCAAATATGTTTATTAAGCCCCAAAATAAATCAGAAATTTCAGATTTTCAACCAGATTTTACTATTATTAATGCTTGTTCGGTAGCGAATGATGAATGGGAAAAACATGGACTTAATTCGGAGGTTGCTATTGCTTTTAATTTAGAGAAGAAGGTAGCCGTTATTTTAGGAACTTGGTATGGTGGAGAAAATAAAAAAGGTATTTTTAGTTTAATGAATTATTGGTTGCCTCTTGAGGATATTATGTCAATGCATTGTTCGGCGAATGTTGGAAAGGATGGAGATACCGCTCTTTTTTTCGGATTAAGTGGAACTGGGAAAACAACATTGTCAGCTGATCCTCAAAGAAATTTAATAGGCGATGATGAACATGGTTGGGATGAAGATGGTATTTTCAACTTTGAAGGCGGGTGTTATGCGAAGACAATTAATTTATCGGAAGAAAATGAACCAGATATTTACAAAGCTATAAAAACCAATGCCCTTCTCGAAAATGTATATCAAAATAAAGATCATACACCCAATTACGACAATGTGTCTAAGACGCAAAACGGTCGCGTTAGTTATCCAATTGATCATATAGACAATTGGCATCAACCGCAACAAGGAGACCATCCAAAAAATATCATATTTTTAACGTGTGACGCTT